ATGCGGGGGATGCCGAGACGCTCATGCATGAGTACAACTCGAAATGCCTCCCGCCGTGGAAGCCACATGAACTGGCTCACAAGTTGAGCGAGGCTGCAAAAGTAGCGCACGACAAGCCGCGCGGATGGCTTCTGGAATCGCATCCCGGCATCGGTCAGGGAGGAACACCCATCTCACCCACCGGCAAGTTCGTCGTTCATAAGATTCAGCCAGTACCTGAGCCGGAATCTAGGCTGACCACAATCGACTTCCTTAAAGCCTGCTTCGAACCGGACGAAGTTGTCTGCATCTGCAATGACATCGTAAGCGACGAGGAAGGCCGCACTCGGCCAAACTCCAAGGGTACATTCCTCAAGCGCGACGAATGGATTAAGAACCACTTCACGCCGCCAATTAGTTCCATGTGGAACGGTCCTGACAGGCGCGGCGCATACGTCCGTATCAATCCGTGCTTCGACGAGAGCGGTTCTGATTCAGGCGTGGCAGCATTCCGCCATGTCCTAGTTGAGATGGACGAGAAGACAAAGGACGAGCAATGGACGATCCTCAAGGAGTCGAAGCTGCCGATGTCCGTCGTCATCGATTCCGGCGGCAAGAGCTTGCACGGCTGGGTGCGCGTCGATGCGGCGAACAAGGAGGAATGGAGCGAGCGTCGTGATGTCGTCTATCGCCAGTTAGAAGCTCTCGGCATCGATCCGAAGAACAAGAACGCGAGCAGGTTCAGCCGGTTAGCCGGTGTGATGCGCGATGGCAATGAGCAGAAGCTGTTGGCCATCAATGTCGGCTCGGTCAACTGGGATGCGTTCACGGACTATCTGGAGTCGCAAGACATGCCTCAGGAGTTCTCGCTCGATAGCATCATCGAGTACGACCCTAAGAATGACCCTGACAATCTGATCGGAGACAGATGGCTACGTCGCGGATCTTCGCTTCTCTTTGTAGGTCAAAGTGGTTGCGGCAAAAGCTCAATGGCCGCGTATCAGGGGATGAAGTGGGCGTCCGGTGAAGCGTGGTTCGGTGTCAAACCTGTGCGCGCGCTGAAGGTGGCCTACATCCAAGCTGAGAACGACATCGCTGATCAGCATGATGCGCTGAAAGGAGCTGCTCAGATGACGTTTGGCAAAGAGAACTGGGAGCGAGGATTGCGGAGCGTGGACATGCTCTTCTTCCGCGAAACCGTGAGAACAGGTTCTGACTTCGCCACAATGCTCCGCCGTCTCGTTCGCAAGACCAAGGCTGACGTTGTTTACATCGATCCGCTGCTCTCTTACATGGGCGGCAATCCTGCGGACATCGAGGTCTGCGCGAACTTCACGCGACATCTGCTCCAGCCGATTATGATGGAGACGGGTGTTGTCCTAGTACTTGTCCATCACTTCCCCAAGCCGAAGGGTAAGGACGACAAGCCTGAGAGCGTGGCAGATTTGGCCTACTCAGGATTCGGTTCGTCTGATCTGACGAACTGGGCGAGAGAGGTGATTGTGATGAAGGAGGTTGGCTTCAACAACCCGCGCAAGTTCATGCTCGGAATGGCGAAACGGGCTGACCGTTCCGGCATGACGGACAAGGACGGAAAAGTCACCGGATCGATTATGATCCAGCGTGGCACAGGCGGCGACATCTCATGGAACTACGCGGAACCTGAGAAGTTCGTCGTTGATAAGGAGTCGGCCAAAAAGCCGTACTCCAAAGGCAAATATCCTAAGCGTTAGCCTTCTCGCGAAGCGCGCGGCGACGGCCTTTCGCAGCGAGTGATTGGAACTTCGCCTTTCCGAGCTTCTTACGGCCAATGTAGGCCGCGAGAGCGCCAGGATCTTTCACGCCTTTCTTCTCAAGCTGACCAACGAGCTTCTCGAAACGTCCACCACCACCAAGTCGCATCTTGTCCATAAAATGTGGAATTAGGTTTTACCGACGAAAGTCACCATGCTTTGCAACTCCAGTGCCGAGGAGTCGTTTTATCGGTTGCCGTCGCGCAGTTATGCCGCGCGCGGAAATTCTTACGACGCTCAGGATTCGACTTCTTGATCGTCATGTTGGCATCTCCAAAGCGAACCTTGATGACGTTGCCGTTGTCGTTCTTGACGTACACCGCACTCTTCTTCCGCTCGCCAGGAGTGTAAAACGGCTTGTTGAGCGTCACCTTCTTGCCCTGATAGGTGTTACCTTTTTTGGAGAGGGAGGTTTTCATCGTTCAAGATTTTGCAGCTCGTCGATGTCAGGAGAATCTTCGCCTTCAGTGGCAGAAATCGCTGCGGCTGTTCCGCGAAGAACAGCATTCAACTCATCCTTTGAGAATCGTCCAATCGGCTTCATAGCAAGTTCTCTTAGTTCAGGAGTAGAAAGGATGTGCGATGCGATTTTGTATCTCACGCCGGGAGTCAACTTTGCAACGCGTACAGCTTGATTTGCCACCCCGATAGGCCCAACCCTTGCCACACCTCCAACAGCCTCACCAGCCACAGCACCAACACCTCTGATTACTGCCTCAACAAACGCGTCATTAGATGCGACTGGAGCCTTTAGTTGTTCAATTCTAGCAACATTATCCAACACCGATTTGAGCTTGGAAACCTTTCCACCCCCAAGTATTGCGTCAGCGTAATTCCTTACGTCGCTTGCCTTTCCAAGTACTGATTCTCCGGCAAGTTCAGATGCCAGCTTCTTTGAGTTCAAAACACCTGAGGTGGTGTATTTTTCGATCAAGTCGTTGACGTATTGAAACTGAAGTTGCTGAACCAGCATTGGACTTTCGCGTCCAATCATGTCTAGCGCAGCTCGGCTTTGCTCTGGCGTGTATGAACCATCGACAATTCCACCGATGAACTTTTTCGGATTTTGAGAAACAATATCAGTCACATCGCTTGACGATGCTTTCTTCAACGCGCCAAGAATGGTTCCACGAAACTGCTTATCCCTTTCTCCAGCGGCTTTTATGGCGTCTGCAATAGTCTTTTGAATTTCTGGAGCTTTTGAGCCAAGCGCATCAGAAAGAACATTTGCATCTACAGTAAGGCTTGAAACCACCTTGTTAGGATCAATCCCAGCCAGAGCGGATTGACGTTTTGCCAAGCCAGCAATTTGCTTCGCGTTTGGGAAGAATTGATTTTGAATCTCAGGCGCAAGTCCATTGATGTAGTTGACGACTTTGGAAACTGAAATCTCACCTGTAACAGGATCGAGTCCAGACTTTGCAGCCTGATTGAATAGATATTCTTTCGCGGTAGAATCGATTGCCGCAGCGTCTTCCGGTCGAGCCGCACTCTTGATTGACTCCAGAAAAGTCGGAGCATCGGCAGACTCCAAATTCTTGGCGATTGACGCAGGTCCAGCACCACCTTCTGCGCCAACATTTTTAATAATTGACTGAACTTGTTTTCCTAAAAAATTATCCGCGTTTTCTCGATGAAACTTGTTGGCATTTTGAAACTGCGTTTTGAACTCCTTGTCTACCACCCCGTCAACCGCAGCCTCGATATCTTTGGTAAAAGCATTGTACAGTTGTTTTTTTGCTCGGTCGGAAATTCCAGGCAAGATGGAATCGTTTCCGATAGAGTCACCGATGATTGTTCTGTATTTTCTCATGGCATCAATTGACTGCTCTGGGGCCATGTTCCCAATTGCTGCTACATACTTTTGAGTTTCAGTGGGATATGTGGACGGTATACCTTGGGTTGTTATAGTTGAAGGTTTGCTAACAACTTTTCTTCCAAATTGATCAACAATAAGTGACGACTCTTCTGGTGTCGTCCTCAAAGATTGAATTGCCTCTGCGTCAATATCGTTGGCCCACTCAACAATGTTTGACGTTTTTGATTTTAACTGCTGATAAGTTGGGTTTGCTCTAAGACCGTTAAAGTTTTTGGCGTCTGTTTGTTTGAAAAAATTATATCCAGCCTGCTCAAACTCACGAAAAATATTACCAAGAAACGAAGGGGTGGAAGCAGTGCCAGGAACAAGAGCATTTGCGGCGTTCTGAACATCAATCAAACCTTTGTCGATTGAAGGTTTTAACTGCGCGGAAAGCGTTCCGATTGCGTCTTCGTAAGGTTTTGAAACAGCCCCAAGTCGCCTCCTCAAAATATCGACAGCACTCTTTGCCAGCTCGTCGGTTGTGATTCCAGTGTTCTTTCCGCCAAGCTCGGTGGCATTCAGTACGATCAGCCTCTTAAGGCTTTCCATGTGTTGAGGTGTAACCTCCGCACCAACTGGAGCGTTCTTAATTGCTTCGACAAGTCCCGGCTCGCCAATCGCCTCAGCAACACCAAGTGGAACTCTTACGCCAGTAGAAGACTCAATTGTGTCCCGAATCTGCGAAGTCTCCAGAGAGCCAACGCGAGGAACGTAGCGAGGTCGAAAAAACGTCGTTGCTGCACCCCTAAATCCACCTCCAGTAAGAAACTCCTTTGCAGCGATTGCAGGCTTAACAAACTGCCTGGCCCCAGCGGCGAGAACGGGAACACCAACTTCACTGATAAGTGGGCCAAGAGCTGTTCCCGCCAGAATGTTTTCGCCGAGCGTTTCAGCAGCTTTCCCGTATTCTCCGCGAGCAAGTTCAGGCAACGCTTCTACCGCTCCAGTCGCAGCGCCACCCGCTCCACCTCCAAGTGCTTGAGCGCCTGAACGCTCAAGAAATTGACCAGTGCGAGCCAGCCGTGTAGCTCCTCCCGCTGCGGTCATTCCAGCGGCAACCTCTGGAACCGCTGCGGCAAGAAGTTCAGGGGCAACTATTCCAGCTCCAGTAGCGGCCTGAAATCTTGCAGCCTGACGAAACTTTTGACCTTCAGGAGTTTCAGCACCAACAGCAGGTGCGATAAGAACTTCACCTCCAGCCAAACCGCCGCCTCCGGTTCCTATTCCACGGAACACTTCTTTTAGACCAGCCATGAACCCTCTTTCTTGCTGGCCTACATTGCTCGCATCCTGAACCGCCTGATTCAACTGAGCAGTCGATCCGACAGCGGCAGCAGCTTCAACTTGAGGAACAGAAGGTTGATTCGGAACAGCGTTGCTTGACGCTGTTCGACGAGCTAATTCAGCTTTCAGTGTCTGAAGAAGTTCTGATTCTTGTTGTGAAAGTGGCATATATTATTGCTTGGCTTCCAACTGCTGAATCAAACGCTGCATATCTTCAAGGCTCATCGATTCGGTCGATTGCTCCGTAGATTGGAACGAAACGCCAGGAGCAGAGTATGCAGCCGTAGTTCGCGTCCCAAACGGAGTCGTGGACCAACGTTCGTAGAATGACGGAAGAGCCTTGTCGATGTTTCTTCCAATGGTTCCACGCGCACTCCGCTCAATTCGATTCCTGAATCGATCAAGTTTGATGAGCGAGTTTTTGTCGAAAGATCCGCCGATTTCCTGAGCGATTCGTTTGCCTTCACTTTCGGTGACGTTTAGGCCAGAAGTGGTTTTTGCGGTGCGATTAACAACGCCCATGAAATCGGCCAGCAAACCCAATGCATCCTGCTTCATTGGGTCTTTCTCGGTTTGAATCAACGACCGAATCTTAACTTCAGTCGTCGGAACTGCTCCAAGAAAGTCGGTGAACTTTTTGCCGGGATACTGCTTCTCAAACGCGGCGATTCCGTCTTGAAGGGAGTCAATCGTTTCTATGACGGCAAACTCGTCCTCCAGCTTTGTGGCTGTTTTCGTCTCAAGCGGTTTGAGCCGTCCACCTCCGCCGATAAATGTCTGCCTCAGTTCAGCTTCCTTGACTGGCGTAAGCTCTTGACCTGAAGCATTTGCTTTAGCCTTGGCAGCTTCAATAAACAGATCCGTATTCTTTCCGACTGCTCCGGTCTTTGATTTTTCGAAACTTTCGGCAGCAAGAATAGCTTGGGGTGCTATTTCTTGAGGAATCTGACCAGAGTCAATCATGCTCTGAACGGTGTTTTTTCCAAGACGCCCCAAAGTTCCAAGTTTCGACGCTTTCCCAAGCTGTTCTTCTTCTAGTCGTTTTTTTGCAATCAACGCATCATCAATGACGTACTTTCCATCAGCGGTGCGCGTTAATGCACCATATTTTCGAGCGTCATCAATTCGCTTCGCTTCAAGTTGATCAGTGAAAGCGGCAAGTTTGGCCTGCTTTTTAATCAGTTCAGCGCGAGCAGAATAAGGTTCCAGTCCGTTTACCAAACGTGTCGACTCTTGATTAAACTGCTTCGATTTGAATCTCGGAAGAGCTGGCATCGCAGCACCTTCAGTAGTGCTGTTCAAAAAGTCAGACACCTGCTGATTAAAGTTCTGAAAAGCGTCGTATTCCAGATTCTGCGCCTCTGATTCTGCAAGCGCATCAGCATACGCCTTCGACTGAATCTTGTTCTGAAGATCCGCCTGACGCTGGCGCATAATCTGATCAGCCGTCTGCATCTGCAACTGCTCCATCATCCGCTTCTGCGTCTGCGCGCGGTCGTAGAGGCTTGCGCCTAGCTGAAATGCTTGAAGAGTTTCGTCGGCCATAAATTACGCCCAGTTAGAGTAGTCCGTAGGTCCGCCAATGTTAGTGGGAGGCAAAGCGTAAATCTCAGGATCGTTCTGAGGGTTGTACGAACCGGGTTGATACGATGACGGCATCTGCTGCATCAACCCACGCTGGGTGTACGCGCCACCAGCGAATCCGCCAGCAGACGAAATCGCGCTTCCGATAGCAGCCATCGTAGGATCAGGCATCGCAGCCACTTGAGCAGCTTGCAGGTTGCGATTGTACATCGCTTGCTGCTGCTGCTGCATTACACCAACACGCTGGGCAGGGGTAATGAACATGCTGCTCACCGAGAACGGCTGAGTCATGCCGTACGCTCGCTGCTGCTGGATGAAGTTCTGAGCTTGAGCAAGACCCTGATTCTGGAGCTGCATCGATGTCAGACCAAAGTCGCGAGCTGACAATGCTCGGCCCATTCCGCTTCCAGCGCCAAACCCTCCGCCAAGCGCGCGTCCAGCAGCGGAGCGTTGAAGCTGAGATGCAACATCTTGGGAAACCTCGCCGCGCAAAGCTGACCCAATGTTCTTGCCAGCCTGTTGAATCAACTGGTCATAACCAGGAATTGCGCGACGAAGCTGCGCCTCAAGCTGAGACTGCTCAGCAGCGGTCGTCTTTTGAGCGAGTTCGGTGGCAGGTTCGAGCGATGCGATGTTCTGCTGAATCGCCTGCCTCTGCTCTTGAGCGAAATCAATCGGCTTCAGCTCGGGAATCTTCGGCTTGCTTCCCTTGCTAAGAAGACCGCCAAGCAGACTCGTTCCACCGATGATTGCCGCACCACCTAGAATAGCTCCCATAAATTAAAATACCTCCTTCACAAGACGGTTGCCGTTCTCAATCGAGAACACCTTTTCAGGTTCGTGACGTTGGATGTTCATGGTAACCAGTCGTGCAGCCTTTTCCTCGGGAAAAGCTCGTTCGTTCTGGAAGCAATGAATCCACACACGCCGCAAAGTATCCACCTTAAAAAGTTCGTTCTCCTCGATTGTCATCACACCGTGGAGTGACGCCCACGCATCCGCGTACTCACGAAGCGCCTGAACCGAAGGAAGGTGAACTTCGTAGCCGAATCGTTCGGTGCATTCCTTGGCCGACGACTCGGGATTCTTTTTGACGTAGACCTTGATCGAGTCCTCAGCGACAGCCTTTGGAAGATATCCGTAAGTCGAGCAGTCAGCGACGTACTTGTAACGAGTCCGGTATTCTTC